GTCCAGGGTATTCGATCCAAGGCAGAGAATTAACGCAGGTTCAATCGATTCTCCAGAATCAGGTTGAAAGCTTTGGTAAATATGCATTCAAGCAGGGAGAACTTGTCATCCCTGGTGAGGTAGGTCTTAATACAAAATTAGATTACGTTAAACTATCGTCTGTCTCTGAGGTTGCTATTTCAGAGGGAGACGATATTGTTTATAAGAAATATGATATTTCTCAATTAATTGGTCAACAATTGATTGGTCTAACTTCTGGTGTTAAAGCTACTATTCTCGCAACAACTTTAGCAACAGAAACTTCTGCTGACACATTGTATGTTAATTACATCAACAGTGGTAGTTCTAACACAGAACCTACATTCCGTCAAGGTGAAACATTAGAAGTTGTTGATGGCATCAATACTCCACTTCTAGTTGTTGGAACAGATGGTAGCGTACTTCCTACTAGTATTTCTATTACTAATCCTGACACAGGTGAAGTAACCTCTTTAGAAAGTCCTGCAATGGGATATGGTTCTGCTGTTAAGGTAGAAGAAGGTATTTACTTTGTTAATGGTTACTTTGTACGTTGTGATGCAGAGTTACTAGTTATTGATGAATATTATAATAAACCATCTGCAAAGGTTGGTTTTACAATTAAAGAAGAGATTGTAACACCTGAAGAAGATGAATCTCTTTATGATAATGCAATTGGTTCATCTAACTATACTGCACCTGGAGCACATAGACTAAAGATCAGTCTAAAGTTAAAAGAGTTTGCTCTAAATGCAATTACTGACAAAAATTTCATTCAGTTACTGAATGTTTCTAGAGGTCAAATTCAAAGCAAAGTTAGCACCACTGATTTTAGTGTACTAGAGCAAACTTTAGCACGTAGAACATTTGATGAGAGTGGTGATTATGTTGTTGATAACTTTGCTATTGACATTAGAGAATGGGCACAAAAGGATGGCAACAAAGGTTTGTATGGTGTAGACGAATTTGGTCTATACAATGGATATGATGCCTCTGAATCTGCCAGAAAAATGGTTGCCAGCATTGGTCCTGGTAAAGCATACATCAAAGGATACGAGATTGTCAACAAAGAGACTAAGTATCTAGAAATTAATAAGGCAAGAGAAAGTCTTTCTAGTGATAATGTAAACCTAAAATCTAGAGGTCTCCCTTCTTTTAGTATTACTAATGTATTTGGTAGCGTTCCTTTAAACAAAGAAGGATCTGATCTTACTGCATATCCTGATGTATTTCTATACTCCACATTTAATGATGGTTCTATCGGTCTAAACAACACAGAACTATCTACAGATCATAGACAAACAATTGATAGAAGAGGTCTAACCTTTACTCCTAATGATGGTGTTAAGACTATCACTTTGCAAATTACCAGTCCAACTACTTTGATTGGTGCAGTAACCGATGCTACTTTCCAATCACAGTTTGGTGAATTATTCTACATTAAGACTAGAAGTGATCTAGGAACTCCAACTGCTGTTGGTACAGTTAAAACTTTATCTTTTGCGACCACAAACAAACCACTAATCAATCCATCTGAATCTGTTCAGTTCTTGGAGGTAACAGTATTTGGTCCTAAGAATGAATTAGAAGCACTATTGCTAGAGTATGATCTATCTGATAATGAGCAGAAGAGAAAAATCTTCTTAACTGAAGCAGCTGCTCAAACTAATAATAGTGGAGATGAATTTGGTTTCATTGTAGATTATTCTCCTACGATTACACCTGTCATTGGTAAGGCAAAACCAAATAATTTCTTCCTAAAGCAAAGAGGTTCTGGATTTAATTCTGATTCTGATATTATTTTATCCAGAGGTCGTCTTGCAGCAGGAACTACTGCATATAATGCAACTTTTGGACTATCATATTTTGACCCACAGTTCTTTACCAAAATTACATTAGAGAGTATTCCTTCTGGATATGATGAAGGTAAGTATGTATTTGGTGTAGACAGTGGAGCGTATGGTGTTGTAGAAGGAACTCCTTCTGGAGTATACACTACAGGAAATCTTCTATACGTTAAAACTTTATCTGGTAGATTCTTATCTGGAGAAACAATCAGAGATGAAGATGGTAATACTGTAAGAATTGCTAGAGAAAATACTATCTCCCACTTTGTTATTCAAAACAGAGGACTTGGATACGCTGATGGTGTAACATTACTTGTAAATGGACTAGAGTATGATAGTTCAAAAATTGAACTGTTGAAGAGTAATGATGGAAAAATCTATAAAGCATCTGTTGCAAATAGATCTGCTGTAAATGTTGTTTATTCACAACCACCTGCAGTAACTGCTAAGAACCCTGATGCTGCTGGTTCTCCAAATGCTGCTGCTTCCATTGTTCCTATTCTGTTCAGAGATACAGTTGTAACATATACCCCACAGAATGTAAAATCTGTTGGATGTGCTTATGGATCTGGAAATGCTAACAAATTCTCCGCAGACGTTGTTGTAGATAGTCAGAGTCTTTCTGAAATTAAAACTGTAACTGACTACACTTTCTTTGGATCTCAGGGATCTTCTTTCCTAGAGTCCACTAGTTTTAGTGCTGATGCTTCTAATGCTGTACAGCAAGGAGACCTAGTACAATTCTCTGATGACGATAATAATCTAGTCAGAGCAATTGTTCAATATGCCACAAGACAAGAAGGTGCATATAAATCTAGAATTTACTTAGATACAGCTCTTCCAGGTGCAGTTACAAATGCAAGCATTGTAAGATTGCGTCCTAAGGTTGCCAATTCTACAAGTGGCACATTACTATTCTCTACTGGCAGTAAGCAAATTTCTCAAGTATCTGCTGGTGGTGATGACACTAAGATCAAGTATTACTTCCGTAGAGATTTTGTAACTACAGCATCCACTGGTGGTGGTATTATTACTTTTGCTGCACAGTTACCATTTGGTACACAAAGATTTGCAAGGTTCTCTGAAGAAAATTATATTGTTACTGTAATAGATCCAGGTGATGCACCTGATATCGTTACTGGTGATATTGTTTTCTTAGAGGAAGATGCAGTAGAAATTTCATCTGCTACAGATACAGCAAGTGGACTAACCTCTGGTAGTATTAGTCTAGCTCTACCATCTAATTACTTTGGAGATATTCCTTCTAATGGAACATATCCAAAACTTAAGTTAACTGCAACTCTTGAAGTATCTAATGCAAAACCAAGACTTAAGACTGTAGTTAGAAACAAGAGAATCACAGTTACATCTGCTGGTGACCGTGTTGTGCCTCTAAGAGGAACAGATTATGATACAGAGGTTGTAGAAATTCTATCATACTCTGATGCATTTAAACTTAGATATGTTTATGAAGGAACTTCTTCACAACCACCTCAGATTGATACTGCGGGCAACCTAATTTCTGGTACTGATGTAACGTCCAGATATACATTCGACAATGGTCAAAGAGATACAATTTATGATGTTTCTCGTATTGTTCTAAAACCAGGATTTGAATCTACTACTGGTCAACTTGTAATTGCATTTGATTATTTTGAACATTCTCAAGGTGACTTCTGTACGATTGATAGTTACTTACATGAAGCAGGAGTTGGTGAAGACGAAATCCCTACATTCGATTCTTCTGTATTAGGAATTACAGAACTCAAGAATGTTATTGACTTTAGACCTAAAGTAGATAGCACTGCTATCATTCCTGGTTTCCTTGATACTGCAACTCTAGAAAGAACAGAAGGATCATTTGCTGGTGCTGGTGCAATTGTTTCTGCAAGTCCTGCTCCTGATCTAAACTTAGAGTATACATTCTCCTTCAGTCAGAAACAATATCTAGATCGTATCGATGGTATCTTCTTAGATAAAAAAGGCAACTTTATTGTCAAAGAAGGAAACTCTTCTCTCAATCCTTCTAAACCAGATCCTATTGAGGATGCTGTACCTCTCTTCTATGCACACATTCCTGCATTTACGAAGACAAGCAAGGATGTAAGAATTACTCCAGTTGACAACCGTCGTTACACCATGCGTGACATCGGTAAACTAGAGAAGCGTATTGAGCGTCTTGAGTATTATACCACACTTAGTATTCTAGAGCAGCAAGCTCTTAACATGCAAGTCAAAGATGAAATTGGACTTGATAGATTCAAGTCTGGATTCTTTGTTGATAACTTCGAGGCACATAAAGTTGGTAATCTTAAATCTCTTGATTACAGATGTGCAGTAGATCCACAGCAATCTGTTTTACGTCCACAATCTAAGGAAGACTCCGTATCTCTTGTAGAGGTAAATGTAAGAGATGACCAAAGAGCAGTTTCTGGTTATAAGAAAACTGGTAATATGGTAACTCTACCATATACTCCTCTTACTCTATTAGGAAATAATTTTGCATCTTCTAAATTAAATCCAAACCCATTTGTTGTCCTTCAATATGTTGGTGATAGTGAGTTATCTCCTTCTATTGATCAATGGTATGATCAAAGCACAGAACCAGTTGTTGTAGATACAAACACTGACTTGTTTAACATCTTCTTGGCAAAAGACAATGTAAAAGAAAGTTTCTCTAGTTTACATAACTCTTTTGTTATTAACTGGGTTGGAGCAACTTCCTCCTTTACTACTATCAATTCTCTTGGTGGAGTCAACTCTCAGATTGCAGCAACATCTGTACAATCTGCATCTGTAGGTAGTTCCTCTAATATCAGTCCTCAAAATAATGAGGTTGGTAAGGGTATTCAAACCAAAACTATTGGTGATAGTGTAGTTTCTACATCTCTTGCATTCTTTGCTAGAAGTGTTCCTGTCAAATTTACAATTGGCAGAATGAAACCAAATACTAGAATTTATGTTTACCTAGAAGGTAGAGATATTTCTAGATGGGTCAATCCAGACTTGAGATACACAGGCATCGCTGGTAACTCTTTATCTGCATTTAATGGTCCAATCACTACTGATGAATACGGTAATGCATCTGGTTTGATTATTCTTCCTGCTGGTAATCCTCCTACAGAAAATGCAACATGGAGTGGTGATGTTGGAACTGTTTCCTATGATAATTCTGCAGAAGAACTAAACTTTACCTCTGGTATTTTAACTTTCAGATTTACCTCTAGTGCAACTAATGAAGCGAAACTAGGTGTAGATTCTTACACCGAAGTTAAGTATTATGCAACTGGTATTCTTCCAGAGAATCCTTCCAGTATTGTATCCACCAAACCATCAGTTTTCAAATCTAATGAAGGTGTTCAGTTAATTGAAAGTAATACTGATAACCCTGTAAGACCAAATCCTCTTGCACAAACTTTCAAAGTAGAAAATCTAGATGGTGGTTGTTTTGTTACTGGTCTTGATCTCTACTTTAGCAAGAAGAGCACAAACATTCCAGTCAAAACATATATCACTAATGTAGATGCAGAAAAACCTGCTAAGAATATTGTTCCTGGATCTGAGAAAACTCTATCGCCAAATACTTTCCTTAAGTGTTTTGCTAGTGGAAACATGGCAGTATATAAAGGAGAAAGTGTAACTGGTGCATCTTCTTCTGCTTCTGGTCCTATTCTTAAGATCTTTGATAAGAACAATGTAGAACTAGTGTCTACCGCATCTGGTAAATACAGTCTTACTAACGAACAAGTTTACACAGTTGTTCTTGGTAACCATAACGGCAAATCTTTCATTCCTAATGAAGATCTAATTATTCCTTCTGTGACTCTTGCTAATGCAACTGATGCAACCGATTTTGTGCTTACAATTGCTAAGAACAGTGGCAAACTGTCTGATATCCGAATTACTAATCCTGGTCTCAACTACGACAGTGCAATTTTAACTATTGAAAGTCCTCAACTTCCTGGTGGTTCTAATGCTACCGCAAGTATTGAAGTCTCTGGTGGTAAAATTTACAATGCTGAGATTGCTCTACCTGGATTTGGATATACTGAAGCACCTTCAGTGGTTGTCAAAGGCGTCGGAAATGGCGCTGGAGGGTGCGAAGTACAGACTTTCATTGAGATAGACACACCAGCAGTTAGAATGGGTGTAGCAACCGATCAGGAAGGGGTCACAAAATCCACTACCCCAACACACTTTGCATTCGATTATCCTGTATATCTACAGAATGATACCGAGTATGCACTTGTAGTTGAAACTGATTCAATTGATTATGAACTATGGTCTTCTAAATTAGGAGAAACCGACATTGCTACAAGTACGGTCATCACAACTCAACCATCTCTAGGTTCGGTATACCGTTCCCAGAATACCGAAAGTTGGACTGAAGATATCTTTGAGGATCTTAAGTTCACTATGTATCGTGCTGAGTTTAATACCTCAAGACCAGCAGAACTCATGATCAAGAATGGTAGTTTGGGTTATGAATTGCTAGAGACAAATCCATTTGAAACTAATGCTAGTGCAAATACAAATGCTACTTCTAAATTATTCAAAAACAACAACTCTGTTGTTAAAGTATCTCATAGAGATCATGGATTTGAAACTGATGGAGGTTCTTATGTTTTCTACAGAACAGCACAAGAAACTGGTGGTATTACAGCATCTATTTTGAACAGCACACTATTCCAAGTATCTAATTCTGGTATCGATACTTATAACATTACTTCCAGTTCTCAAGCTGCTGGTAATGCTATTGGTGGTGGAGATCAAGTATACGCTTCATATAATAGAAAGTTTGAAACTCTATATCCACAAGTTTCTTACTTATCATTTACTGGTACTACTCTTAGTACAGAAGTTAAAACAACCAATGTTGTTCCTGTAGATTCTAACACCACAAATTATACATCATATTCCCATACTTCTTTTGAAAGAACGTTCTTAAATGAACCACACTATTTTACTAATCAGAAGTTTATTGCTTCCAACATCAACGAAACATTGAATAGTTTGTCAGAATCATTAGTTTACAAGATGACTCTACAATCTACTGTGTCTCATTTAAGTCCAATCATTGATCTCTCTAGTGCTACTGTTAAGACAGTAACAAATAGAATTGAAAATGCTAATGGTCAAGAAAATAGATTTGGTAGAAGAGATCAAGTAATTGAATTCTATCCAGTTTATCAGTTTAATCTTGCTGGTAATGGTGGAACAGAACTTCAGGCAGATCAAACAATCAAAGGTCTTACCACTAAGACAACTGGTACTATTGCAAGAGTCAATGGTAACGTTGTTTATGTAAGAGTCAAAACTTCTCAATTCTTCCAGAAAGGAGAACTTGTAACTCTAGGAAATCAGTTAGGTTTAAGCAACGTTAGTGTTGATTCTAACCCAATTCAAGTTTTAGTTGACATTGATGATGCTGCTACTATTGTAGCACGTAATCCAAACGTAATGCTAGAGACATATGACAATATCATTACTGGTAAGGCAACTATTTGGAATAGTCAGACACAGAAATTGACTCTAAGAACTGATGTCAATCCTATCAATGATAACTATACAGATAGAATTATTGATAGCACTCTATACAACAGAAACGCTGTTACTACAGATCAGATTGCTGATATCTTCCGTGTAGGAGACTTTGTTAAGTATCCTAATCAACCAGATGAAGAGAAATCATATCTAGAAGTTGGTAAGGTAACTTATACCAATGGTTTAGACTTTGTTGCTGAAAATACATCTAAGAATGGATCTGCTGCTGCTAAGTATGTAACCAAAGAAGTTTCTATTACAAATCCAGCTACTGCAATTGATGTGCATCTACTTGCAAATGTCAAAGATATTTCTAACCTAGAAGTATTCTACAAGTTTAAGAAAGCATCTAGTCAAGAGAACTTTGATGATATTGATTGGATCTACTTCAATGAGAAAGGAGAACCAGATACTTATGAAATTGCAACTAGCGAGAACACAATTTCTGGAATTGTAGAGAAGCAATCTGCTTATCAAGACCTTAAGTATAGTGTAGCAAATCTACCAGAATATTCGTCTTTCGCAATCAAAATTGTGATGAGAGGAGTAGATCCTGCATTCGTTCCTAAGGTTCAAGACATCCGTGCTGTTGCTGCATTCTAATTTCCGCACATGGACTTTCTGAAAGTTGATGGACATGATGGTCTCGTAAGAGACCAAAACACTGGTGCCATCTTGAATTTGGACGATTCTGCTATAGCTGCAAGGAGAAAATCTATGCAGCTAAGTTCCGCATTGGACGACATAAATACATTGAAGAATGAAGTCTCTGAACTCAAGTCCATACTGCGAGAGTTAATCCAAAATGCCAGCAATTAATGTAGCACGCACTGATACCTTTGAACAACAAAGGTTGAAAATTAATCAGATCAGTACCCAAATTTTCACGGTTACTGCTGGTGGATCCGATCTTTCTACAGGAAACCTAAAACTAGGAGACGGACTAGTATCTGCGCCAAGTTTGGCGTTTGTAAACGATGCTCAGTTGGGTATCTATCGCAACGGTACAGGTGTACTGGGATTTGCTAGTAACAGTAAAAAATTATCAGACCTAGCAGCATCTAGTGTCAAATACTATAGAGACTTTGTAATTGAGAAGAACAGTCTCGATACACTAGGTATTGCAATCAACAATGCTGGTTCTAACTACGATGGTGGAACCTACTCTGAAATTCCTGCTATTGGTGGTACTGGTGATGGTGCTACCTTTGGTATTGAGGTAGATGGATTCACTGGTTCTATTACACAGAATGGTTCGGGATACACACCTGGCGTATATCTAAACATTCCTGTTCTTGGTGGCAATGGATCTGGTGCCACTATCGACTTCACAGTTGATCAAATTGGTGGTGTTATTACTAACGGTGGTATCAACTATGCCGCTGGTGGTTATACAAATATTGCAGTAACAGGTGGTAGTGGTCAGCAGATGACTGCTGATATTACTGTTTCTGCTTTTGCAGCAACTGTTACCTCTGGATCTAACTATCCAAACGGATTGTTTAAGAGCATTCCGATGACGGGTGGTAATGGAACAGGTATGTTGATGAATCTCAACGTACAAAATGGTGGTATTCAACCTGTTGGTGGAGTTGATAGTAGTGAATTCGTATCTGTTACATCTCAGTACACTGTAGGAGATGTTCTAACAGCAACTATTCCTCTTGCAGGAACACAAACATTTGAAGTTAAAGCATCTCTAGGAAACGAATACTTTATTGATGGATTCTTAGGTGGAGACTTTAACTTACTAAAAGGAAAAACTTATATCTTCGATTGTAGTGATGCTACAAACGATCCACACCCATTCTATCTTTCATCTATTCAAGATGACACCAACGGTATTCTAGATGCTGCAGATGGTGTTACTTATGAACTAGATGGATCTGCAGTAACTGGAGCACAATTCCTTGCTGGTTGGTTTGCTGCTAATACCAAAGTTTGTACATATGCTGTACCAGCAAACCCAGCAAACGCTCAAGTTTACTATAGTTGTAGTGTTCACCCCAATCAAGGTGGTACTTTAACACACTCAGATCCAAACTCTCAGCAAGGTGGATTCTCATTAGTTGTTGATACTGTTGGTGGTACTGTCAGTGAGTTTATTGTTAGTGCTCCTGGTGATGGTAGTTACGTTGCAGGAGACGTTGTTAGTGTTGCTGCAACAGATCTATATGATGCCAACACTGCTGATGCAGGTCTATTAGGTTCTGGTTTACAAATTACTCTTGGTGGTAACTTTGGATCTATTCAAGCACTAGATCAGATTTCTTCCTTTGGTAATAACTATCAAACGGGAGATCAACTTACATTAGCAACCGCTGTAAACAATGTTAGCACGTATGCTAGAGGAGAACTATTCTTTAATGGTGTTACCTTTACATCGAACGCAGCAGTAACTGCAATTCAGTTTACTGGTAATGCTGTAGGTGCTGCTAGAACATATAGTGGTCTTGCTGTACAAAACATTAACAGTAATGGTGCTGGACTGACAGTTGATGTTGTAATTTCAACTGGTGGTGGTAATACATTCTATGACTCTGTAACAATTGTAAGCGGTGGTTCTGGATACTTACCAGGAGATACTCTATACATCGCAGGTAATACCCTAGGCGGTGCTGCAGGTGCTCAACCTGGATCTGGTGGTAACGATCTTGCAATCTCTGTTTCTACTATTACCGCAGGTAGTCCTCAAGTTACAGTTTCTGATACTACTGGTATCGAAGTTGGTGATACTGTCGAACTAGTACAAAATATCAACAATCCAGGTCAAATTCCTGGTGGTGTAACTGTCGCAAGTGTTGACAGTGCTACACAATTCACAATGTCCGCAGGACCAACTATTCCTGGTAATGCTGACCTTAGAATTACTAACTCAAATATTACATACTTGACTGTTCCTTCTTCTGCAGGAATTATTTCTGGTATGCAAGTTGTCAAAGTGAGTGGCAACGGTGAAATTATTGCTGGTACTACTGTTACTGGTATTATTGATGCAACTACTGTTGAAATTTCCATTGCGCCAACCGCTGCTGGTACGATGGTTGTTAATTTTGAACCTGAATACGGCGGTGGTACTGGATTCCAGTATACTGTTGGAACCTTGGGTGTTGTCAGTGATGTAAGTATTGTAGAAGGTGGTAATGGATACACCATTGGTGACACTCTACAGGTTAGTGCATTTGATCTTGTTCAACCAGAAGTATATGCAGTAACTAATCTGCAGGTCGATAAGATTAATTTCGTAAGTAATGCAATTCCTGCTGCTACGTTTAGCGTAGGAGATCAAGTAAGAGATGCAGGTGGATCTATC